AGCGTTGACTTAACACCCCATAAATTTATGGTTAAGACACACATCGCAAAAGACGAAGAAGAAGATACACTACTTCCATTAGTAGACTTTTTACGTTCAGCAGCTACACGTCGTTTAGCTCGCTTTACAGATAAAGTATTACTTCGTGGTAACGGTGGATTAACTGGCTTTGATGCTACTGAATCAATGTCAGCAGGTAGCACTACAGGAATAGGCGGAGTTGCTTCACCTATTACAGGTATTGTAAATCACGCTGGTGCAGTAGCCGCATTAAACGTATACAGAGGTGTAGGTTTAACAGGTGCTGCAGCTAATACAGCAACTGCTACTGCAGCTACTGTAGCTTCAGCTCGCGCAGCTATGGGCAAATATGGCTTAGCTATGGGAGACCAGTTAGTACTTCTTACTTCAGTAGAAGGTTATAATAACTTTGTAACTGAAACTGATTTCCAAACTGTAGATAAGTTTGGTCCTCAAGCTACCTACTTAACAGGCTCTATTGGTGCTATTTATGGTATCCCAATTCAGATTTCTGAATTTATGGATTCTGTATCAGCAACAGCTAATAACCGTGTACTTGGTACTATGGTTTATAAGCCTGGATTCTTGATTGGTGAGCGTCGTTCTATGGAAGTAGAAAGCGATTACCTTCCAGATCGCCAAGTTACAGCGCTTTATATGTCAACACGTTATGATATGAAAGCACTTACAACAGAGTCAGCAGCTGCACTAAGCTCTTCTTACTCTTATGCTGTAAACATGTTAAGCGGTGCTGAGTAATCAGTAACTACTTATAGTTAGCAAAGAAAAGGGGATGCGGGCTCCCAGCCCCATTCCCTTTTTATTTTTTAGGAGACAGTAAATGTTAGTGACTCTATTAGAAATTAAAGAGTTTTTAAAAATAAAACTAGATAATGATAGTGAAGATAGCAGATTAAGATCTATAAATTCGTATGTATCTAGTTTAATAGAATCTTACTGTGGCAGAGTAATATCTTCAGGTAATTATACAGAATATTTTAACGGAGGAGTTTCCTCTGTTTTTATTAAGAATCCTCCTATTAACTCTGTACATGAAGTTTCTCACTATACTGGAAATTCTTATACTACTTTAGGTGGGCCAGGTTCTTTAGGACAACAAATAGAAATAGAAGGCTCTTCACACAAAATTACTTCTTTAGGTAATGCTAAAACTAGTAAAAGAGTTAAACAATTTGGCATTTCTAGCCTACATTTAGCTGAGGCAGGAGACTACTTATCAGTAAGCAGTTCTGATGATTTTAATTTAGGTACTGAACCCTTTACTATAGAGCTTTTCATACGCCCTGCAAACTTAAATAATTCTACTTTTATATCTAGAAATGATAATGATAATGATAACTGGGAGCTTTCATATGATTCTAGCAATGGTGTATTTTTTAGAGCAAAAAGTGATGACATAGAAACAGCTTATATATCCGGCACTACTGTGTCTGTAAATACTTTTACTCATATAGCAGTAGTTAAAGAAGATACACAATTAAAGATGTACCAAAATGGAAATCAAGTAGGATCTTCAGTAGCTCATGCTAATTCAATTCCTAATTTATCTTCCTCTTTAGAAGTAGGAAGAATATCTCAAACAGATAATAAAAACTTCATTGGGTATATAGATGATATAAGAGTTTCTTGGAATGCTAAATACTCGAGTAATTTTAGTACGTCTTTACAAGCTGCAGCATCTGACGAGGATACTAAATTATTAATTCCTTTTAACGAAGGCGCTAATAAAACAGATATAACTGACTTTTCTAGAAAAGTAAATGAGTATGTGTGGTACCCTGATACGGGTGAGGTTAGTTTTGACTCTGGGATGGGTAGTGGCTCCCCTAGTTTAGGATTTTTTAATCCTAGAAAATTTAATAATTTTACTAATGGGGTTAGAGTTACTTACAACGGGGGTTATGCTTCTGTTCCTAATGACTTAAAACTAGCTTCGTTAGAGATGATAAAAGTTCTCTATAAAGGAAGAGAGGGGGCAAAAAGCGTATCTCTTCAAGGAGATAATTCTTCTTCTCATGACTTAAGTTTAGATGGTTTTCCTCCTCAAGTTAGAAGAGTTTTAAATCTTTATAGGCTGCCTATGTAATGATATCTGTATTAGCTTTTATGGATGGAAAAAAATTAGAAAAAGCTCTTAGCGAAGTAAAAGCTAAAAGTCCTTCAGTTAAATTAGGCGTAGTCGGTGAAAGAATTACTAAAGGAATTTTTAAAACTAGTAGAGAAGCTACTACAAGAAGCGGTAAAGCCGACATTGTAGGTGTACCTTCTAAAAATGTTTTATCAGTTATTCAAGCAATAGAAGGTAATAACTCTCCTACCGTAGCGTCATTAAACGATCTTATAAATGATTCTATGGGGGTTAAGTCTTTTGATATAGAAGCTAAAGCTACAGGTAAACTTTTAGGAGGTTCGGGTTACGGAGGAAGTAAAAGAGGTACTTTAAAAGTAACTGGAGCTACTGCTAGTCTCAATCCTAGAGGTCAAATAGATATTGATTATATAGAAAGACAAAGAGTATTAATAACAGAGCTAGTAGAGCTAGGTATGACTAACAATACAGGTAGGGTATCTAAAATAAATAAGCTATTCGAAGATTTAAGAATAGAAGTTGATGGTTCTTATACTTCTAACGACTTGAAAGAGCTACAAGACGAAATATTTAAAGTAGTTGGAGGTTCTAGAGGTAAAGCTGTTATTAGAAATGCTTATGATAAAGTTATGAATGACCCTAAAAAGTTTAGACAGTTTATGGATGGACCCTTTGGTAAGCTTATAACAAATAAAGTTACTAACTTAACAGCACAAATAAATGTTAAGGATACTAAGTCTGATAATACTTTAACTTTTTTTCAAACTTTTATAGGTTTAAAATTTACTAGTAAAGATATAGTTAGAAAAAAAGGGTCAACAGGTTCTTATTCTTTCTTTTTAAGTAGCGCATTTGAAAAAAAATTATTAGAGGAAACTAGACGTAAGCTTGAGCAAAATGCTATAGGAGTTATAGAAGAAGATATAAATAAAGTATTTAATATTAGTGGTAAGACAACTTTAAATAATATACTAAAGCGTCCTGGTAGTTTAAAAGAAATAATAGACTCTTTGACTTTTGATCTTAATGTTCAAGTACCTAGCGGAGGATCTATAGCCCTAAACTTTGGTATAACGGGTACTAAACTTTTTGATGATATAAATGCTAAAACTGCTAGAGCTTTAAGTAATAACTTAGTAATATCTTCTAAAGTACGAAAAGGCAGATTTGCTTCTGCAGCTCAATTAACTTCTTTATTACAGATAGAAGTACTAAGCAGAATGAAAAAATCTGGAAGACCTAAACCCCCTACTCTTACTAACAGGTCTGGCAGGTTTGTTGAAAATTTAGAAATAGCCCAAGTTAATTATAAAAATTCTATAATTAACTATTATTCAATGCCTCTATATTACTCATTAGAAGAGTATGGGTATGATGTTGAAAATTTAATTGAAGGTAGTATAAGAGATATAACGCAAAAACTGTATTCTCGTCAGTTTAACTTGATACGTGCTTAAGTTTAAAAAAATTAAATTGCCGTAGTTATTTTCCTGTGTTATACTCTTATAAAGTTAGGTGGAAAAATGTCTCAAAGACGAGATATAATAAAAACATTAATTGATAACTTAATATTAATAGATGGTACTGGCTCACCTTTTGGGGGTTATGTATTTAAAACTAGTGTGCATGAAAATGTATATAGAGGCTTTAAGCCATTAGAAGAAATTAATGACTTTCCCTCAATTTATATTGTTCCAGGAGCAGAAATAAGAGATTATAACAGTACTCTTGGAGGAACTACTATTAATTCTTTACTTCCCGTAGTGTTGCGATGCTACATTTACGACGAAGAAGACGAATTAGTAAATGAACATATAAATAATATTACACAAGATATTGAACATATTATTTATAGTTTACCAACGACTAATGAAATCCTAGACTTAACATTAACGTCTATAAACACAGATGAAGGACTTCTAACCCCCTATGGAATTGTAGAATTACAAGTACAAGTTCGTTATGAAGTCACCTTATAAGGAGATAATAAATGCCCAATTGCGGTCCTAATACACAGATTAACCTTCAGAGAAATACTGAAGTTTTTTGGTCAACTATTGACTTGAATGGCGGAGGCGTATCGGCTTCAATGACGCCTGACAACACTTGGAGAGTAGAAGTTTTAGCTGGTTATGCTTTTAACCAGAGTGCTACTAACCAAGATATTACTACTTTAGAATCAGGTAATACACCTGACAGAGCTACACAAAGATTTAACACTTCAGTTAACCCAGTAGAATGGAGCATGAGTACTTATGTCCGTCCTACAGGGATGATAACTACTGATGGTCAAGACTCGCCCACAGGTAATTCTAAACCAGTATCAGACTGGTTCTTATGGCAGTCTATGCTATCAAATAATGCTCCAGCAGCAGCAGGAGTAGAGACTAGTTCTTGGGAAAATAATGGTATTTTCCACTTAGGACATAGAGGCTTTGCCGATAATGCTGATGTAGTTGCAGCTTCCAATGCTAATGTTACTGCTCACAGCTCTAACTTCCCAACCATGAAAGAGTATTCACTTTACTTTAAAGTGGATAACGTAGTATATCAAGTTGGTCAAGCAGCGGTTAACGAAGGATCTATTGACGCAGCTATTGATTCAATTGCTACTACTTCTTGGAGTGGTTTTGGTACTAACTTGTTTGAACTAACAGGAGGCACCAGAGACGAGGCTATTGCAGTATTTGGAGGCACATTAAACGACGGTTCTACAGCAGCAGCTAATAGCTCTACTGATGTAGGAAACTCAGCAACTCAGTCTTATCATCCTTTTGGTACGTCTAAGGTAGCTGGTTCTGATATATCATCAGCGTTTATTAAGAATAGATTAAGTTCTATTGCAGTAACATCGTCTGCTTCTGGAGCATCAAAAGCTTATACATTCCCAGTAACTGGGTTAAGCTGGGGATACAACAACAACGCTTCTTATTTAACACCAGAAGAATTAGCGTCACTTAACTCACCTATTGGTCAGTTTACAGGTGCTAAATCAGTAACAGGTAGCTTTACTGCGTATTTACGTGCAGGAGCAAACCAATCTGCTGAGTTCTTAAAAGATATTGTTACTAACACCGCGGTGCAAACTAAAGGTGCAAGTGCTAACCTACAAATAGGTGGTACAACAGCTCCTTACTTTGCGGTAAATATGCCGTCAGTACAATTTGACTTCCCATCACACTCAATTGATGATGTTGTGGGTATTACAGTTGATTTCTTAGCACAAGAGACAGATCCTACTTGTGGTGACGAATTCACATTCTTTGTTAGCTCAACTAGCTAATAAAAATTAAAAAATTCATGAAAGTTGAGGGGTTCATGAATTTATTATCACTAGGAGACAGCTATTCTTAGCAAGCAGCAAACATCCCCTCACTTGTTGTACGTTAGATCGAATAGCTGTCTCTTTTTAACTTAATATAGAGGGGATAAATCCTATGAGTATGATTAAAAATTTAATGATTAACGAAAAAGTTGTCGAAGTGGAATTTCCAGATAGCGATAATTTTTATGTTAGCTTAACTTATTTAAACAGAGAAAAATTAACAAAAATTAGAAATAGATCTTTAACTATCAAATTTAACAAACGTTCTCGCCAAAGAGAAGAAGAAGTAGATAACGAAAAGTTTCTCGAAGAATATGCTAGAGAAGTTGTTAGAGGTTGGAGAGGTCTTACAATCAGAGAATTAGCAAGGCTAATGCCTATTGAGACTGCTGGAGCTAACTTAGAGCAAGAAGTTCCGTATTCAGAAGAAGACGCGCTAGAGCTTTTACGAAACTCTACTATCTTTGATCAGTTTGTCACAGACTGTCAGAATGATTTCGAAGTCTTTGAGAAAGATAAGACAGACTCACAAGTAAAAAACTAAGACGCTACATATCAGAATCATTGCAGTCTGGGGGTATAACCAAAGAGCAATATTTTATGATGTGTGAGCAAATGGGTACTACTCCCATAGAGGAAGAAATACCTGTAGATTATTCTGACCTAAGTGACGAGTGTCAAATAGTACTAGCTATATTTAATATACTACCAGATAGTATTGGAGGTATGAGTGGTGCTTGGTTGGGAAAAGACTATTCTGGTCTTAGAACATTTATGGATATATACGGTATTCAAGATGAGATGTTGTTTTTAAACTTATTAACAGTATTAGTTCAGGAAACTTCTGATCACTATGCTAAGAAACAAAAAGAACAACAACAAAAATCTAAACTTAAAGGTAGAAAATGAT